AAATTATAAGATGGACCAAATATTTGCCAACCATAAGCATTGGATTAGAATCGTCGAAAAGTTCGGTGGTCGTCATTATGCGGAGGACATTGTTCAAGAGGCATACATTAAGGTTTTGAAATTGAACAAAGAAATCAATGAGGCATATTTTTATTTCACATTGCGGAGTTTGACGATGCAATTGCACAAGCACAACGTCGTAAAGGTTGAAATTACAAGTGAAATTGAATACGAATTGGTTGACGAAGAATACGAAGACTTTACATTTGAGAAAATAAAACCATACATTGATTTAATTAATACATGGCCGGAATACGACAAATTATTGTATTTGTGTTGGGTCCGGCAAAACATTTCAATACGCAAATTATCCCGCGAAATCGGGATTTCATTTGATTCAGTTTATCACACAATAACAAATTGTAAAAAGCGAATAAAATTATGGCAAGACCAAGAAAAGACAACGGCACGACCGTAAAGCATGAGCCAATTGAACCGATTAAATCGGAGGGATTAGGCGACACAATCGAGAAAATCACAAAGGCGACCGGAATAAAGGCGGCGGTTGAATTATTTTCAAGCGTAACCGGTTTGGATTGCGGATGTGACGAACGCAAAGAAACGTTAAACAAATTATTTCCTTATCGAAGGGTAAATTGTTTGTCCGAACAAGATTACGGATATTTGAAGGATTTCTTTTCGGAAAATCGGGGCGAGATTTCGGTGATTGTTCAACGTGAATTGTCGGCAATTTACAAACGAATCTTTGAAATCGATTTAGAACAAACGTCATGCGCGTCATGTTGGCGCGACTACATTGGGCAAATTAGGAAAATTTATAATGAATATGGAAGTTAAAAAAGGAGGCAAGCGCGAAGGAGCAGGGCGCAAACCAAAAGCGGAAGAACAATCGTTGATTGAAAAATTAACACCGTTGGAGCCAAAAGCATTTGAGGCATTGACGGCGGCAATAGAGGACCACAAAGATTGGGCGGTCAAATTGTTTTTCCAATATAAGTTTGGAATGCCAAAGCAGGTCATTGACCAAAACACTACACACACAATGAATGACTTTGATATCAAGGACATCGTGAATTTCAAATGATAACAATCAATAAAAAGTACATTCCACTTTTTAAAAACGATTCACGTTATTTCGTGATTACGGGGGGAAGGGGTTCGGGCAAATCATTCGCCATGAATTCCTTTCTTTTGCTTTTGACGTATGAAGTGGGTCATGTTATCTTATTCACCCGATACACTTTAGTTTCGGCCCACATATCAATCATTCCGGAGTTTGTGGAGAAAATTGAAATGGCTGAATTACACGACGACTTTTATATTACAAAAGACGAAATCGTAAATAAGCAAACCGGTTCCAAAATTATATTCAAGGGAATCAAGACATCAAGCGGAACGCAGACCGCAAATCTGAAATCACTTTCGGGGGTCACAACATTCGTATTAGACGAGGCGGAAGAATTGGTTGACGAAGACGTTTTTGATAAAATTGATTTATCGGTCCGTAATAACACAAAACAAAACCGCGTCATTCTAATTCTTAACCCGACAACAAAGGAACATTTTATTTACAACCGTTTCTTTGAACAACGTGGAGTTGATGCGGGAGAGACCACAACAAAGGGCGACACGACGTACATTCATACGACGTACCTTGATAATGCCGAATACCTTTCGCAATCATTCCTGAATCAAGTGGAGGCATTAAAGGAACACAACGCGAAGAAATACGAACACACGATTTTAGGCGGGTGGCTTGACAAAGCCGACGGTGTGGTTTTTACCAATTGGAAATTTGGTTCATTCAATCCCGATAAATTACAAACGTCATTTGGGCAAGACTTTGGATTTTCGATTGACCCAACGACATTGGTCGAAGTGGCAATTGATAAAAGCAAGCGGATAATCTACGTCAAGGAACATTTGTATAAGCCCAAATTGACGACTACGGAAATAGCGACCATCAACAAAACGGTATGCGGTAAAAACCTAATTATTGCAGATAGCGCGGAACCACGATTGATTTCAGAATTGCAGTCTCAAAGGTGTAACATACAACCAACGGAAAAGGGAGCCGGAAGTATTACGGCGGGTATTGCATTGATGCAAGATTACCAAATCATTTTGGACCCCGATTCGGGCAACATTGCAAAGGAATTTAATAATTACATTTATTCAGACCGAAAATCGGGATTAGTGATTGACAATTATAATCACGCAATCGACGCAATTCGTTACAATGTTTTTTACCATTTATCAAACCCCAATAAAGGGAAGTATTCGATTTATTAGAGTACAACAAAAACAATCAAAAACGGTTTATAGGTTATGAAATTGGAAATTAATGTGCCGACCAAATTGAGCGAAATCAATTTAGGTCAATATCAAAGATTTTTAGAGATTAAAGACGAAGGTGACGGAGCGGATTTTGTGAATCATAAGTTGATTCAGATATTTTGTGGGGCCGATTTGGCGATGGTTTCAAAAATGAGGCAACGTGACATTATTGAAATAGTTAACGATGTTAATAAATTGTTTAAGTCACATCCGTCCCTTATTAATGAATTCGAATTGAATGGCAAGAAGTTTGGATTTATTCCAAATTTGGACAATATGAGCGCGGGGGAATACATGGATTTAGACCGTTATATTGTTGAACCGCAATTATTACATCGGGCAATGTCCGTTTTGTATCGGCCAATTGTTAGAAAATATGGGGACCTATATCAAATTGAAGAATATGATGGGACCGACAAGTGGTGTGAGGCGATGAAAGAAATGCCGGTTGACGTAGCGATTTCCGCGATGGTTTTTTTTTATCATTTAGGGAACGAGTTATTGAAAAGTACGACGGTTTATTTGGCGGAGGCAATACGGGGGAATTCGATTCAAACGCGCAATTCGGCAGACAATGGGGATGGTATCAGTCAATTTACGCGCTTGCAAAAGGAGACATATTACGATTTGATGACGTTACCAAATTACCAATTAATAAATGCTTGATGTATCTTACATTCGAAAAGCAAAAAAATGACTTGGAATTACAAATGATTAAAAATAAAAATTGATGAAAGGCTTTTATTATGTGATTAATAGATTGAGACAATTCCTTAACAAAGATTTAGGAATTCAATCATTCACAAACGGCAATATGGATAAGATTATTGACCGTAAACAATGGATTTATCCTTATGCCCACATAATGGTAAATAGCGTTTCACCGGACGAGCAGGTTTCAACATTTAACGTTTCGGTTATTCTTATGGACATTGTCGACCAATCAAAAGAAGAATCGACCGACACGTTTGAAGGTAACGACAACGAGTTGGACGTACTTGACACACAATTAACTTACGCAATAAGATTGTCCGAGCAGTTAAGACGCGGAACTTTATATTCTGAATTGGTGCAGGTTGAGGGGAACATTAGTTGTGAACCATTTACGGACCGTTTTGAAGACGCGGTCGCGGGGTGGGTGTTGACATTTGATTTGATTATTCCCAACGAAATGACGATATGCGATGGAGTTGAAAAATGCTAGTGAAGTAGTAAAGAAATTTCGCAATTATGTGGTCCAACAATCACGAAGTAATTTATCGAGGTTAGGGCGCAACAATACGAATTCTCTTTACAATAGCATCAAGGGAACAATATTGCATGAGAAAAATTATTATTTGGTTGGGTTCCAAATGATGGATTACGGAAAGTTTGTCGACCAAGGTGTTAAAGGAGCATTTCCGGCATTGGTAAACGGAGTTCAAAAGGCACCAAAAAGCCCGTATAAATTTACAAACAAAATGCCCCCGCGTAAGCCGTTAATGGATTGGGCAAAACAAAAGGGAATTAGATTAAGGGATAAGGACGGCAAGTTTAAAAAAGGCGGTTATAATACGCTTGGTTTTTTATTACAAAGGAGCATTTACGCGCAAGGAATAAAACCAAGTTTATTTTTTACAAGGCCATTTGAAAGAGGGTTTAAAAAGTACATCGAAACCGATTTGTTTAAAGCGTTCGGTGATGACATTGAAGGATTGATTGATTTTAATTTAAAAAAAGTATAAATGATTATTTACGCACGTTCCCCGTATTTCGTTGAAATTAATGAGGCAGGACAAGTAGGGTCAAAAGTTGAATTATTGATTTACAACGCACCCAATTCGGTTCCAACAACACCGACTTACACGATTGCAAAATCGGCGGCCTCCACGACACAACGGGCCGGTATTTATAATATATCGCCATTTGTTCGTGAGTATATTGACAACATAGTTTCGTCAGATTCAACAAACAATCGTTGGTGCAATGTGCGCGTTAATAAATACAAAGAAACGTCGGCGGGTGTTTATTCTCTTGTTCGTTACGACGATTACGCTTGCGTTGATGGGTACACGAATTACATGGGTGGCTACAATCAGGACGAAGTATTTGGCAGGTGTGCAATTTTAGCGGACGACACAAAGGAAATACAATACCTTTATGGCAACACGCATTTTATCGACGTTGTTAGTGACATATCATTAGGTGACCGGTTGGACGTAGAATATAGAAGTTTGAACGGCAACAACGCAACAACGGTAAACGTTTTACCATCAACAACCCCGACGAAAAAATATATGAACAAAGTAAACGTCACAACAACGTCGCCAAATTACACGAACGGGAACACAATTACGTTTAAATATTATGTTGGCGCAACGCTATCTTATTCATCTACATTCCGAGTGGTTCCGATTTGTGAACCCAAATACACACCGGTTGTTTGTTCGTTTATAAACCGATTTGGAGGGTGGCAGTTTTTGACGTTTTTTAAGGCGCAGACGAACGCAATTAATGTCACAAGCACAAACTATTCATTGCTACCAAGTTCGGTCAATTACAACGTTTATAAGGGCCAAAACAAAGCGTTTAATTTCAATGGAAATCAATCGGTAATTTTAAACACCGGATTTGTTCCGGAAAATTATTCGGATTTGATTCAAGATTTATTATTGAGCGAAACGGTATTGCTTGACAATAAGCCGGCAACGGTTAAGACACAAGCGACGGATTTAAAGTCGTCATTGAAAGACAATAATATCAACTACACAATCGAATTTGAATACGCGTACAACCTTATAAATAACGTTATTTAATGATTACGACATCAATTTTTATTTACGGAGACGATGGAATTGCGCGTGAAATCGAATTATTCGAAGACGAAAAGATTTCAATAACGAGTTCAATACAAAATATAAACGACATTTCCAAAATTTATACGGATTTTTCTCAATCGTTTACGGTTCCGGCAAGCAAAACAAACAACGCAATTTTCAAGCATTGGTATGAGAATTCGGTTAGCAACGCATTCGACGCGCGGACCCGAAAAAAGGCATACATCGAGATTGACACAATCCCGTTTCGTCAGGGCAAAATCCAAATCGAAAAGGCGAATTTTAAGAATGGTCAAATCGACAATTACACCGTGACGTTTTTTGGTGCATTGGTATCACTTAAAGATTTATTTGCAGGTCGTTTTTTGCGTGAATTCGACTATTCGGAATTTAATTTTGTTTATAGTGGCGCATTTGTTAAAAATACAATTACCGAAAATTTAAGTAGGGACGTAAAATTTCCATTAATTACATCAAATAACGTTTGGCAATACACCGGTAATGGTTCATCACAATCAAATTGGGACATAAAAAATAATGCAACCCCTATTTATTACAATGACTTATTTCCTGCAATTCGCATAAGTAAAATATTTGATGTAATTGCGTCGCAATTGGGGATTACTTTTGAAGGCGATTTTTTAACTGACGCCCGTTTTACGTCTTTGTTTTTATGGTTAAAAAACACAGATACTTTTTTGGCAAAATCAATTCCGCAAAAAATATTATTTGAAACGGTCACGAGTGTATCAGGGACGCAAAACATTTTTAACACCGAAACAAGTGAATTAAATTATGTAAAACCAACGTCACCGATAAGTTTAAGACAATCGCACATTTTAATATCATTTACAACGGCGGGGGTACCTTTTACATTTTATATTTACAAAGACGGATTTAAATTAAGTGAGCAGAATTACGCAACCGAAACGGACCAAATGTACATTGAAGTACCCTTGGAAAATTCGGGCGTTTATTCTTTTTATATTTCATCAAACACCCCAATAACTTACAATAATTCGGTTTATTTATTTGAAACAAGAAATAGGGGAACATTGATAAGTGACGTTACGGCGACACAGATTCAACAACAAACAACATCGTCAAGTTTAAATTTGGCGGAATACATGCCGGAAATAAAAGCGGAAGACTTTTTTTCAGGTATTTTAAAAATGTTTAACATAACGTGTTATTCAGAGGACGGCATTAGTTACAATTTAGAACAATTAGAAACATATTATTCGAATGGTAATATTTATGACATTACCAAATTTGTAAAATCTGACGACTTTGAGGTTGAGAGGGTAAAACCTTACAAGTCAATTAATTTTAAATACCAAGAATGTGAAAACCTTTTGGCGACCGCATTTTTAGGCCAATCGGATATTCCTTACGGTGATTTAAAATACGACCTAATAAATGACGGCGACGAATATTCGGTTGAATTACCTTTTGAAAATATGCCATTCAGTAAATTCACGAATTCGAATTTACAATTAGGCTATTCAATAAGAAAAGATTTGACGGCATACATTCCAAAGCCGGTGGTCTTATATCATTACAACGAAATTCAAACGTTAAGTAATAGTCAATCATTCTTTTTTAATGATGGGTCACAGACAACCGCGTTGACTACTTACAATTTATTTGGTCAAGATGCGATTAAAGACGGGATAATTCACACAATTAATTTTGGAGCCGAACAATCGTCGTTCACAAATCAGGTCGAATTAAATAGTTTGTTCAATAATTATTATGACGATTATTTATCAAATTCGTTCGATATTAAATCAAGATTGGTCCGCGTAAAGGCAATTTTGCCTCCACGTTTATTGTCTAATTTGGCCCTAAATGATAGGCTTATAATTAGGGATAAACGATACATTATAAACACGGCAAAATCAGATTTAAGCACCGGAGAAATTGATTTAGAATTAATTACCGATTTGAGAACAATTGTTTCATCGGGAGGCGATACAACTTATTATATTTTAGTTCCATGTAGTGGCGGAGGCGGAAACCTATTGATTACGACCCAACCGGCAATGGCAAGTCAACGTTATTTGAACAACAACAATGGTATTTATTACTATTGGAATAACCAAACAACGACAACTTTGGGGCCAATTGGGAACAACATGTCAGTAATTACGGGTCAAACGGGTTGTCCGGCCTCTACAATTTATTATAAATTAAATCCATGTACCGGTGGCGGCGCATCACTTTATGTTACAAGTCAACCACCAATTGCAAGCCAAAGATATTTGGATTCAGTTACCGGAATAAATTACTCATGGGATAATACACAAACAACAACGCCACAAACAATTGGCGCAAATTTAAATATTGTTACGGGTCAAACGGGTTGCCCGCCAATTATAACTTATTACAGAATTGTTCCATGTACCGGTGGCGGACCATCTGTTTACATAACGACGGCACCACCAATTGCAAGTCAAAGATACATTGATTCGATATCGGGAATTAATTACACTTGGGATAATACGTCAACAACAACGACGCAGACGGTTAGCAATACGTTGCAAATTGTATCAGGTCAAGGCGGTTGTCCACAAACTACTTATTACCGATTAGAGCCATGCGTATTAGGTTCCGCAACTTACACAACTATTGAACCGACAATTGCAAGTCAAAGATTTGTTGATTCGGTTACGTCTTACACATACTATTGGAACAATACGTCAACAACAACGACGCAAATGGTTAATTTAAACGTTCAAATAGTAACGGGTGAAGCGGGATGTCCGGCAACACCACCGTCAACCACAAGTTCAATTTTCTACACTTTAAAATAAAAGAAATGCCATATTTATCATTAGCGGACGCAAGGTCAAAAGTCACGAATCCCCTTATCGACAACGATTCGGTGATTCTTTATGGAGCAAATTCATCGTTAGACACATCGAATACTTTTTACACTAATTCGGCAAAAACGGTTTTGGCACCGGCCGATAATTACGTTGTCGCAACTAATTACAAAACTTATTACATTACGATTGGGTCAAATGGGAAAATGACCGGCCCGCCGACTGAATTGATGCAAGGGACCGACACATCATGGGTCGAGGACCGTTTGAAAGATGGCGACACGAATCTTGTGTCGAATCAATTAGGAATTGGGGGAACGTCTTTGTCATTAGATTCTAATTTATTATTGACTGACGCGGTTTGGGCATCAAGACCATACAACGGGCCAAAGGCTTGGATTATTGACACGGGTGAAATATCAGGGTCGGCAATTACAAACATTGATGTTTCGGCGATGAGAGGTTACGACCTTAGATTAATTACGGGTGAATATGTAAATGGAAAATTTGTCGCAGGCGATGCGGGTGTAAATACAACGTCGGCAATTATACATTTAGCACCGGACCCAAATCGCGTTGATGTCGCAGGAAATAAAAGGTATTTTTTCCGTCCCGATTATTGGATTCCATCACGTACATTTAATGCGCCATCTTATTTCCGCAGAATGCCGAATATTGAACCAATAATTGATGCGGGAGGCAATGAAAAAACTTGGGTAGATATGGCGACCCCATTGATGGACGTTGTTGAAAGGGGTTCACATAGTCCGAGAACCATGAAGCGAATGAATAAGGGTGTGACAGAATCGCAATCTATTGGAACTCAATGGAATTATACGCAAGTGATTCCAAGAGAAAAAAAATTACATTTTGACGGAGACGGAGCGTTTAGGAATTCAGTTTCTACGGCATGGGGTGTAAATTTTTTCGATGTTGATATGTCTAGTTTTTGGCAACATCGCACCGTTGCATTGTTAATTGCGCACGACGTTCCGGAATCACAAAGGTCAACATGGCAATACAACGGTGGAGGTTACACATATTCGTATTATGAGGCTAACCCGTACGAATGGACGACGGCATGGGGTTCCGGTTCGCAATACACCGACAAAGGTTTAGCGTCTCAATTTCTTGGATATTTTGTTGAAAATCAACCATTTAATGCAATACATTTTGAATATGATTTTGAACATTTATCATACGCATTATTCCGTGAAGACGCGGCAATTGCTTGGACAAAATGTTTTAATTCAGCACTAACGGTTGCGACAAATTTAAAAAATGATAATACACCTTTATACATGAATTGGGTCGTTCCCAAATTTTCAAATTACGGAAACGGAATATATCAATCACGATATGTTGGCGCGCCGGGATTTGGATGGGAAAGCATGGAAGCGGGGAATAGCATAACCGGAACCGGCTTATATTCCGATTATCACGATTATTATATTAACGGAACCAAAACTTATCAACAATGTGGGCTTTATTATCCTTGGTTTAAGGGGGCGATTCAACATTACAAATATATGTATGTAACGAATTACCAATTTAAAATGAAAGACCAATTTCAGGTTTATTCAATAGTTCACAATACCGACATTACGCGAAAAATGTTGTTTCAAATTTTAGGCGCAACGCATGATAAGCGTGTATTGCCATACATTTGGAATAAGCAGGAGCCAATTTTAGGGTCCGATTTTGGTATGCAACGCAAGACCGTAAGATTAAACGGACAATTAAAATTTGGAGACCGTAACCGTTTGGAAGTATGCCCGTCTCAAATGTATAATTTTGCCGTTTGGGGAATGTGTTATTGTGACGGATTGTTTGCGTGGTTTCAATCTACAATTGGCGAAGAAGTTACCGATTGCAGATATGACCAAGACGTTAACGGAATGGACGACGATTTCGCTGACGCCAAATGGGGCGACACAACGGGTGTCGGAAAAATGACACTTGATTGGCCTTATGTTGGATATTTTCACGCAAAGCAGAATCAAGATATTTTAAGCGCAAACACATCGTGGTTGGTTCCAAATCTTTCATTAGGTAGTGGTTCATGGACATCGGGGACCGCAGATTATCCGGTGAGTTTATACAACCAACAACGACCAATTGCGCGATACAAATTAAACGCGGCAGGGACCGAGGCATTAGTATTGATTTACAACGGATTTTCAAACGGGTACACAAAGAATACCTACACATTGAGATTGCCGGCGAAAAACAATTACGAATTTAGCGTTGACACATGGGGTAATTACACAACGGTTTTAAGACTTTCAAATTTATAAAATGATAAAAAACATTCTTGATTTATTAATGGCAAGTGACCATTACAATCAGAGCGAAAATATTGAAATTGCAAAAGGTCGGTTTGAGTTGCCGACCACATTTAATCAGGCATTGACACAAATTAAAAGACGCGCGAAATGGCACAAAAGAAAATAGTTGAAGTAGAAATTAAAGAGAATCTTGACAAGGTTGACAAGAAAATTGACAACGTAGTTCAATCCCTTACCGAAGTAAAACAAACGGCGGATAAGGTCGGTGATTCGCTTAACAAGGTTGAAAAAGAGGTTAATGACATTTCGGTTGCAGGTGGCAAAGCGTCGGGTGCATTGAAAAGAATGGGGTCCGCAATTAGTGACATTGGCGGAAATATTAAAGGTATTGGATTGGGTGCGTTAATTTCTCAATTCGACGATTTTAAAGATGCGATTTCGGGTTCAAATAAGGTTGTTGATTTTTACAATCAATCATTAAATGTAACAAAGAAATTTGCGGCACAAGCCGGCGATGTTTTGTTTAGTGGTAAGTTTTTGGAAACTACCGGTAACGCAATAAAGGATTTAGTTTTAAATCCAAGTGAAACAATCGCCAAAGCAACGGTGGCAATAAAGCAAGCGGCAAAAGAGGGTGACGAGATTACAAAATTAAAAAATAATGCCATGTTTGCGGCAGTTGAACAACAAGGCATTTTTGAGAAATACGACAAGCAAGCGGAAGAACAACGTTTAATTCGAGATAATGAATTTGTTAGTTTACCAAAACGAACCGAAGCCAATAGAAAATTAGCCGGTATATTAGCGATGCAAAAAACAGAAATGTTGGCGCAGGCAGATTTGCAAATTAAATACGCAGAGGCAGAGGCTAAAAATAGTAATAATCAATATGAAGACGATTTAAAATTAAGAGAGGCCAAAGTGAATCGTTTGGGAATTGAAGCCCAATTACAAGGATTTATCACGGAGCAAAGTCAAGCGGAGGCAGGTTTGCAACGTGAAAGACTTACTTTTTTAAATTCAGAACAAAGATTTATTAATGAAAATTTTGCGGCAGAGGAGCAAGCGCAAGCCGCATTAATTAAAAATGATAAATTAAGGCTTGAGACAGAAATTAGAAATTTAGAATACATTCAAGACCGCGAAGGCGAGTATTTGGAGAAAATTAAAAATCAAGAATTTGCAAACACACAAGCGCGTTTAGACGCGGAAGACGCGTTTACAAAAAAAATGATTGAGGTCAAATTGCAATTAAAAGCAAAGGAGGACGAATTGATGACTTACAATTATCAAAGAGACCAAGAATTACGTCAAAATGTTATAAATAACGAATTAGAGGCATTTTCGACGCGATTATTTGCATTGCAAAAATTCAACGAAGAAGCGCAAGCGTCAACACAAATAAGCGAAGACGAAAAACGTAGAATTCAATTAGAAACTTTCCAACAAGAAAGGGTTTTACAAAACCAAAGATTGGCAATGATTTCGAATACGATGGGAAATATTTCATCATTGTTTGACGCGGCATCAACCGAGGGAAAGGCATTTGCGGTCGCACAAGCGTTGATAAATACCTATCAAGGTATCACGGCAGAATTGGCAACAAAGACGGCAACACCGTTTGAATTTGGCCTTAAATTGGCAAACGTAGCGGTGACGGCGGCAATGGGTTTCAAAGCGGTTAAAGACATCATTAGCGTTCAACCATCGACAAGCGGTGGCGGAATGGAAATGTCCGGACCTAGTGGAGGCGCGGCCCCACAATTTAACGTTGTTGGCACAAGCGGAATAAACCAAATTGCGCAAACAATAAACGCAAAAGACAACCAACCGATTAAGGCATTTGTAGTAGCAAGCGAAGTGACTAGCCAACAAAGTTTGGACCGCAATAAGGTTTCGTCAGCGTCACTAGGGTAATGAATTTACAACAAAAAACAAAAATAACGTTTATAGGATATGAGAATTGTTGAATTAGTATTGGACAACGAAAACGACGGAATCGAGGCGATTAGTCTTGTGGACCGTCCGGCCATTGAAAGCAATTTTATTGCATTGGCAAAAGAAGTCGAAATTAAATTTTCAGAGGTTGACGGAAAGCGCGGAATCCTTATGGGTCCGGCATTAATTCCCAACAAAAACATTTACCGTAAATTTGGAAAGGACGAGTTTTACGTTTATTTCTCAAAAGAAACGGTCCGTAAGGCATCCGAATTGTACTTGATGAACGGGAACCAAGGGAACGCAACGTTGCAACACAAGAACAAAATTGACGGCATCACATTGGTTGAATCTTGGATTATTGACGACCCTAAAATGGACAAGTCGGTGAAGTACGGATTTAGCGAAAACGAAGGAACATGGATGGTTTCTTTGAAGGTTGACAATGACGACATAAAATCAAAAATCATTTCGGGCGAAGTTAAAGGGTTTTCAATTGAAGGTTATTTTACTGACAAAATTGAAATGGGTTTGCAGGACATTAGCGACGAACAATTAGTTGAAGAAATTTTAAACATTTTAGAAGATGGCGAAGAATAAAAATAGTTCACCCGTAGGTGGTAAGCGCGCGTGTCTTTGCAAGGACGGAACGTATAGTTCCGAGTGTTGCCAAGGCGAATTGATTAATCAAGGAATTGGGTCGTTAGAGGGCCAAGAGGTTAGAACGGTAATAAATACAAGCACATCAAGAACAATCGTAAACACGTCGAATTAATATGTCAGTAGAAAGCAAAGTATTTGACCAATTGAACAAGGTTGAATTGAAGTCACAAAAAATCGAACTTGGTTTGTACGATGATTTGAAAATAAGTTTAAATTCTTTACAAAACCAAATATTTATTGACAAGGATGTTTACAATAAAAGCCTAAAAATAAGTTCAAATTTAGAATTGTTAAAAAAAGAGGCTAAGGAAAGATTTGATAATAATGAATCAATTATTCAATCGTCATTTAAAAAAATACAATTAGCCGAAAAGGATATGGCGAAAGCCGAAAGAATTGCCAAAGAATTAGGCGTAGAAGTAAACACATTCCCGAATTATAAAGAATTAGTTTCGGCAAGAATTGAGGCACAAGACAATATTAAAAAATTGTCATCTGTATCAATGCAATTGAAATCATTAATTTAATAAGTAAGCAATGAAATATAAAAACAAAAAAAACCAAGTAAAGGCCCTTTTGGGTTACCAAGTTAATTTGGCACAAATGAAACTTGAAGACGGTATTACCGTAATCGAAGCGGAACAATTCGAGCCGGAATATTCGGTTGGAATCGTAACGGCTGACGGCCTTGTGGCTATGCCGGTAGGTGAATACGTTTTGGAAGACGGCAAGATTTTAGTCGTTGAAGTAGAAGGTATCATTAAAGAAGTAAAAGAAGCGGAGGCAGAAGCCGAAGTTGAAGTGGAGGTTGAGGCATCACCGGAAGAAGTTGTTGCACCTGAAATGGAGGCAGAGCCGGTAGCACCCGCACCACAAGCAAAAAGAATTGTTGAATCAGTATCGAAAGAAACATTCTTTGAAGAAATCGAAAAGATTCGCGCTGAATTTTCGTCTCAAATCGAAGCATTGAAAGCGGTGAAAGTAGAATTAGAAGCGGCAAAATTAGAATTAGAAGAAATGCCGGCGGCAGAGCCAATCGCGTACAATCCGGAAGCGGAATCAAAAAGCGCAATGATGAACTTTGCACAAAATCGTCCTGAAAGTATTCAAGACAAAGTATTCCAAAGAATGTTTAAATAATTAAAAAAAACTAAATTAAAGAAAAATGCCAACTACAACATCAATTACCACATCTTACGCGGGTGAATATGCAGGGAAAATCATTTCCGCAGCGTTATTATCCGCGCCAACACTTGACAAAGGCGGTGTAGAGATTATCCCTAACATTGCATTTAAGCAAGTAATGAAGCGTATCAACACGGATGACATCTTAAAAAATGGAACATGTGATTTTACGGCTACGTCTACAATCACTTTGGACGAGAAAGTTTTACAACCGGAAGAATTCCAAGTTAACTTGCAATTATGCAAGCGTGATTTCCAATCAGATTGGCAAGCAATCGAAATGGGATACTCTGCATTCAAATCAGTTCCTAAATCTTTTTCTGATTATTTAATCGGTTATTTATCTGCAAAGGTTGCGGCTAAAATGGAAACAAACATTTGGTCAGGTGTTAACGCAAACGCAGGTGAATTCGACGGTTTTGCTACATTGTTAGCGGCTGACGCATCTTTGCCGGCGGCTCAAGAGGTTGCAGGTACTACGGTAACGGCATCAAACGTGATTGCAGAATTAGGCAAATTGGTTGACGCAATTCCGGCGGCACTTTACACAAAAGAAGACTTACACCTTTACGTTTCTCAAAACATCGCTCGCGCTTACGTTCGTGCGTTAGGTGGTTTCGGTGCATCAGGTTTAGGCGCAAACGGTACAGAGGGACAAGGAACACAATGGTATTCAAACGGCGCATTGTCATTTGACGGTATCAAAATCTTTGTTGCTGACGGTTTAGCATCAAACAAAGCAATCGCGGCACAAAAATCTAACTTATTCTTTGGAACGTCTTTATTAAGCGACAAGCAAGAAGTTAAATTAATCGACTTGGCAGACATCGACGGTTCACAAAATTTCCGTTATGTAATGCGTATGTTCGGAGGTGTTCAATACGGTTTCGCAGGTGATATCGCGACTTACGGTATTACAAATTCAGCAAACTAATTTTCAAAGCCCCCATCAAATCGGTGGGGGTTTATTTCAAAATTTTAAATTTAAAACACTATGGCTTGCGATATTTCATTGGGCAGATTAGAACCATGTAAGACGAGCAACGGGGGTTTAAAAGCAGTTTATTTTGTAAATAACGGTGATGCGACCGGAGTGACTTATGATGTCACAGATACGGACGCAATTACGGCAGTTGCAGGAACCCCGACGGCTTACAAGTATGATTTGAAAGGAACGTCATCGTTCACCCAAACAATCACATCGTCCCGCGAAAATGGGACAACATTCTTTGACCAAACGCTTGCGTTAACGTTGAAGAAATTGACAATTAAGGACCACAAGCAAATCAAATTGTTGTCTTATGGCCGTCCACAAGTTGTCGTTGAAGACAATAATGGAAATTTATTCTATTGCGGTTTAGTTCACGGAATGGATGTGTCAGGTGGCACAATCGTAACGGGTGCGGCATTAGGTGACCTTTCGGGATACACTTTAGAGTTGAAAGGTCAAGAGCCGGTACCGGCAAACTTTATCATTTCATCTTTGACAACGGCCGGATTTACGGTAGTGACCGGAGTTTAATCAAAAGTTTGATATTGATACGAAATGGGGGCAGATGTCCCCTTTTTCGTTTTACAACAAAAACGGTCATTTGGTGTTTATGTAATATGATTATTCTCAAAGAATCGACATCCTTACAAGAGATTAAATTTGTTCCGGCACGTTTGGACCAAGCCAATTGGTGTTTTGTGAAAAACGAGACAACGGGCGAAGAAGTAAGTTTCCAAATTAATTGCAAAAAGGAAGGTATTTTTGCAAAGTTTAAAAATGTATTCGCATTAAAAGAGGGTCATTTTTATACGATTGAAATTAAGTTTTACGGAGTGATTAACAATAAAAGAGGCTATCATTTGGTAAATAGAATGAAAGCATTTTGCACAAACCAAGTGATTAAAGACTATTCGGTTAATAAAGACGAATACGTTAGTAAAGACACAAACATAATTTTCTATGAATAAGAAGAAAGCACAATCAAACGTGCATTTAATTCAGTTAGAATCCTATAAAGCCCCGACGACGGTTGAATCAAATCGTGAGGATTGGGTTCAATTTGGTGAAGACAATAATTTTTTCAAATACCTAATTGACCGTTTCAATAATTCAACAACGAACAATTCGGTTATTAATAACATTTCTAAATTAATTTACGGACGTGGTATTGATGCAACGGATTCAAATAAGAAGCCGAACGAATACGCACAAATGAAAATGTTGTTTCGTAACGACATTGTAAAAAAGCAAGTTTTAGATTTAAAATTATTGGGACAATGTGTGTTTCAGGTAATTTACGACAAATCAAAGAAAAGCATTGTTAGGGTTGAACATTCCCCAATTCAATTGTGGAGACCGAAGAAATGCAACGAAAAGGGAGAAATTGAAGGTTATTATTATTCGGACAATTGGGAAGACCCAAAGAAATTCACACCTAAATTTTATCCGGCATTTGGAATGGGTGGGTCCGCACCTTTGGAAATTTTATGGGTAGGAAATTACACGGTCGGTCAAAAATATTTCTCAAATGTTGATTATATCGGGGCGGTTCCTTATGCAAAATTAGAAGAAGAAATTGCGGATTATTTAATCAATGACGTTCAAAACGGATTTAGCCCGACAACGGTTGTCAATTTTAACAACGGGGTTCCTGACGAAGAAGAACAACAAATCACGGCGAGCAAAGTAAAGGGCCAATTAACGGGGTCGCATGGCAAGAAGGTTGTTGTTTCGTTTAATTCTGACGAGACTAAAAAGACGACGATTGACACGGTACCTTTAAATGATGCGCCAAAACATTACGAATATTTAGCGGACGAGTCACGAAGCAAAATTTTATTAGGTCACGGGGTGGTAAGTGGTTTACAATTCGGAATTCCAAGTTCAAACGGATTCAGTTCAAACGCTGACGAATTAAAGAACGCGATTATCTTATTTGATAACATGGTAATTCGTCCATTCCAAGACACATACTTGGACGCAGTTGACAAAATATTGGCATTTAATGGAATATCATTACACCTTTATTTTAAGACATTACAACCGTTAGAATTCACCGATTTAAGTAAGCCAATAGGGTCCGAAACGTCAGAGGAAGAAACCGGTGTTAAATTATCGGCGCACATCGACGAAATGGATTTGTCAGAATTTGGCGAAGACATTGACCTTGACGAATGGGAATTAATTGATTCACGAGTGGTTGAAAGTTTAGAAGACGAGGCGCGTTTGGATGCTGAATTAAACGCATTAAACAACCCTGAAAAATCATTACTTTCAAAGGCTTGGGATTTCGTTACAACCGGAGTCGCAAAGCCAAATTTAAAGAGTGAGCAGGACGGAAAATTATTCATGTCAAGATATCGTTATTCGGGCGACACAACGGCAAAGAGCCGCGAGTTTTGCAAAAAAATGACGGCCATGAATAAATTATACCGCAAGGAGGACATTGAATTAATGAGTTCAAAGGCATCGACAAACGGAGCGTGGTCGAAAAAAGGTGAATCGACATACGACATTTTCCTTTATAAAGGAGGCGGCGGATGCCATCATTTTTGGACGCGCGAAACATACAAGAGATTCACGGACCCAAGAAAAAAAGGGTCCAAGCAAATAACACCGGCGGAGGCAAGAAAGGCGGGCGAAATACTACCAAAGAATAACCCAAAGGTTTACCAAAAACCGGTTGATATGCCTAACGGCGGATTTGTTACAAGAAATTTTAGATAAATGGCACAAGCATTATTTGTAAATCGTGAAGAAGTCGTAAAATTTACGGCCTTAAACGGAAATTTGGACACGGATAATTTCATTCAATTTGTAAAAATTGCGCAGGATATCCACATCCAAAATTACCTTGGGACCAAGTTGTTCAATAAAATAAATGACGGAATTGTTGCCGATAATTTGGCGGCCCCTTATTTAATGCTTTTGAACACCTATATTAAACCCATGTTGATTCATTGGACTATGGTTGAATATTTACCATTCGCCGCGTACACAATCGCAAATAAAGGGGTATTTAAACACACGTCAGAAAATAGTAATTCGGTAGAAAAGAACGAAATTGATTATCTTGTGGAAAAAGAACGACAAGTCGCGCAAAGTTACACGCGTCGATTTATCGATTACATGTGTTTTAATCAAAATACTTATCCTGAATATAACCAAAATAGTAATGCCGACGTTTATCCCGAAAAAGACGCAAGTTTTACCGGATGGGTCTTGTAAATCTTACAAGCCAAAACCGGAACATATAAAAAAATTGAAAACATATTTAAGCAAAATAAAAGATGAGTCTTAATTTTTCACACATAAAGGGGGACACGTTCGATATCGTGAATTTTGAATTAAAGATTAATTCGGTAGTTCAAAATTTGACGGGCGCGGTTATTAAAATGCAGTTGCGTAAATGCGCAAGTGACGCGACACCGGCCTTGTCTTTGACATCGGTATCAGGTTTAGGCATCACAATTACGGCCCCAACGCTTGGTCAATTTTGCATCAATAAACAAATCATTGACATTCCCGTATATGATTACGAATATGATATTCAAATCACATTCGCAAACGGGGATGTGCGTACTTACATAAGTGGAATTTTTTCAATTACAAAAGAAATTACGAGATAATGGCGGACCAAACGATTGATATTTTAGTAACTGACAATTCGCAGGTCGTTCAAATTAATACGACCCCGAATTTAATTGAAGTTAATGTTTTCAGTACATCGGGAAACATAATCGGGTCGAATTACCTTTTGGTCGCATCGATTTCCGCATTGCCAACGGTTGGAAATGAAACTACGTTTTATGTAACCAACGACACAAGTCTTTTGTATCGTTGGACGGGAACGCAATACGTTGAGGTTTCAACATCGGCGGCAGTTATTTGGGGAGGCATTGGCGGAAATATTGCCAATCAAACAGATTTACAAAACGCATTAGCGGCAAAGCAAGACGACCTTAATGGAACCGGTTTTGTAAAGGCAAACGGAACGACAATTTCTTACGATAACACAACATATTACCCTTACCCTACCGGTACGGCAAATGAGGTCGTAAGAGGTGACGGAAGTTTAAGCGAAGGCGGTTTAATTCCTGACGGTGGTTTAGCCGGTCAGATTTTAGTAAAGGTTGACGAAACGGATTTCAATACGGAGTGGATTGATAATTACGCACTTTGGACAAGCGTATTGCGTCACAATGTAAAGGCCGGTGTGGCACTTACAAAGGGACAAGCGGTTTATGTAAGCCCAACGCAAGACGGAACCAATATGATTGTCGTAAAGGCATCAAACGCGGCCGAAAATACATCAAGCAAAACACTTGGATTAATTATGCAAAACTTGGCCGTAAATGGTCAAGGAACGGTTATTACCGAGGGTCTTTTGTCGGGTTTAAATACATCGTCAGCAACGCAAGGTGACCCCGTTTGGTTGGGTGTCGATGGGGCTTTAATTTATGGCCTAACAAACAAACCGGTTGCACCGGCACACCTTGTTTTTATTGGTATTGTTACGCGAGTTCATCAAAACAATGGCGAAATCTTTGTTAAGGTTCAAAACGGATTTGAAATAGATGAGTTACACGATGTTTTAATTGTTAATAAACAAGCAAATCAAGGTTTATTTTATGACACGGTTTCGGGATTATGGAAAAATAAAAGCGTTGTTGATGCGTTGGGCTATACCCCTGCAAACTCTACTACAACAATTACAATAAACGGTGAGACGAAAGATTTGTCCACTAATCAAACATTTACAATTTCCGAAGGTCCCGTGGGTCCTACCGGCCCGACCGGCCCAATCGGTCCAACGGGTTTAACCGGTCCGACGGGTCCGACGGGTCCAATTGGTCCAACGGGTCCACAAGGAATTCAAGGAATTAAAGGAGACACCGGTGACATTGGTCCAACGGGTCCACAAGGTTTAACGGGACCAACCGGTCCACAAGGAATTCAAGGTATTAAAGGAGATACGGGTGACATTGGCCCAACGGGTCCAATTGGCTTAACCGGTCCCGCGGGTCCTATTGGTCCACAAGGAATTCAAGGTATTGCAGGGGAGACGGGTCCTACGGGACCACAAGGTGAGACGGGTCCGGCAGGTCCTATCGGCCCACAAGGAATCAAGGGAGACACGGGTGATACCGGTCCTATCGGCTTAACCGGTCCGGCAGGCCCTATCGGTCCGCAGGGAATTAAAGGTGACACCGGAGATACCGGACCAATTGGCTTAACCGGTCCAACCGGCCCCGCAGGTCCGCAAGGAATAAAGGGAGATACGGGAGAAATAGGACCAACCGGTCCGCAGGGTTTAACGGGACCAACGGGTCCGACCGGACCACAAGGTCCAACCGGATTAACGGGAGAAACGGGACCAACCGGTCCAACGGGTTTAACCGGTCCACAAGGTTTAAAGGGTGACACCGGTGATACGGGTCCTATTGGTCCTATTGGTCCAACGGGTCCACAAGGTTTAGCGGCTACCGTTTCAGCAGGTCCAACAACAACCGGAGCGGCAGGAACAAGCGCAAGTGTTACAAATAGCGGTACAACATCAGCGGCCGTATTTAATTTCACAATCCCACAAGGTGCAACCGGACCAACCGGACCAACCGGACCAACGGGTCCACAAGGTATTCAGGGAATCCAAGGAAATACCGGGCCGACGGGTCCGACGGGTTTGACGGGACCAACCGGTCCAACGGGTTCAGCGGCAACGGTTGCGGCAGGCACGACAACGACGGGAAACGCAGGCACAAACGCATCGGTTACAAATAGCGGAACAAGTTCGGCGGCCGTGTTTAACTTTACCATTCCAAGAGGTAACACCGGTGCAACCGGTCCAACCGGTCCAACGGGTAGCCCCGGACCTACCGGACCATCAGGTGGCCCCGGTCCAACCGGACCAACCGGAGCAACGGGACCAACCGGACCATCGGGTGGAAGTTCAACACACACGGTTTCACGCGCACACAATATCAATACGGGTTGGGCAAACCCCGGCCAAGTGGCTATTTATCAGGGTGATTTGCAAGGTGGCGGAACGTATGTTTGTAGTGTATATTTTGCAACAAACAACGGAAGTTGGGGTGTTTCAACGGCTTTCTTATTTAGCCCATACGGTGACACTTATGGTTGGGGAACAAGTGGTTGGACTTATGCGCCATTTTTTGCAAATAGAAGTACATCGTTTGATTGGTTACAAGTTACATCGGAATCAAACGGAGGTGCATCGTCAGGAATTCGATTAGCGATGGGTTACCAATTGACGGACAAAGGGGGAACATTATACATTACTTGTCGCAGAATATTTTAAACAAATAAAATTATGGCTTACATTTTTCAATGGGATATTTTAGAAACGGAAGTAAGTAATTACGATTCATTATTTCCCGATACCGTTAAAAGAATAAAATTTGCATTTGTGGCTTATGATGTTGAATCGCAAGGAGACGAAACAACATTTATAATGAAAGATATTTATTTATCTAATCCAAAAGATGAAAATTTTACCCCATTTTCAGAATTAAAACACGCAGATTTTGTAAGTTTTGTGATTGATGCGTGTGGTGAATCAGATATTGATTTTATGAAGCGCAGTATGATAGCGGAATTAGAAGAAAGAAAGATAAAAAAATTGCAAAAAAATCAAATAAAATCGCCATGGAGTGACCAAGAAATTGCGATTGAACAAAATGTTCCTAAATTTGATAATCAATTGGAATATTTATTAAACCAAACCTTGCAAAAATGATAAAAGCCCTTTTATTCGAAACCGATTCAAAGATTGACCAAACTAATTATTACACATTCGCAAAAGCATTTTCAGACGAGGAAATTGAGTGGATTCAAAACCTTGCAAATTTGTACGAATATAGCAAGGCGGAAACGATTGGAAATAGTGACGATTCAGTTCGTAAATCAAAAGTTAAATGGATTCACCACAATATTGAATCACATTGGCTTTATGAAAAATTGATTGGAATGGCCGTGGAGGCAAACGACGCATTATGGAAATTTGATTTACATGGGGTTGTTGATTCGATTCAGTTTACCGAATATGAAGAAGAAGGAGGCCATTATGATTGGCACATGGATATCGGCCCAAATACAATTAATCACCGAAAGATTTCAATGGTGGTTCAATTGTCGGAAGCCGACGATTATGATGGTGGCGAGTTAGTTTTGTGGAATAGCAATGACACAACAATTGCCCCAAAAGGGATTGGAAATGTAATGTTATTCCCGTCTTTTATGTTGCACAAGGTTACCCCTATGGTAAAAGGAACACGCAAGAGTTTAGTTTTATGGATAGGTGGCGGAAGTTATAAATAGAATTTTAACAATTTAAACAAATAGTAAAATGGGTTTTGATGACATTATTGTACCATCAATCACGGGCGGAATCGCATCGTTTGTCACTTATTTAGTAGGGCGAAAAAAGGAAAACATTGAAGTACAAGGAAACGCGTTGGACAATGTAGACAAGGCCGTAAAAATGTGGCAAGATACCGCCGAAAAGATGTCGCAACGAGTCGACGAATTAAGTGAAAAGGTTGAATTACTTACAAAAGAAGTTCATAGCCTACGCGCTGAAAATTCAGATTTAAAATCAAAACTTGATTTGGATAAATTCACAAAAGTTCGAGTTAAGAAAACACCGGCATCCGAAAAATAATGGTAACATCGCAACAAGCCCAAAAGAAATACGGACCCGCAATTAACGGGAACCCTAATTTAATTCTTTGGGATGTTCCTACGCATTTAGAAATTGGGGTCATTCCAAAAAGAATCTATTGCAACAAAGATTTAGTTGCCCCATTGTCGCAAGCATTCGAAAAGCTAATAAAAACCGGATGCGTCAAAGAATTAAAAACGTGGGACGGATGTTTTAACATTCGCAACAAGCGTGGATTACCGTCAATGTCATTGCATTCATGGGGTATTGCCATCGATGTAAATGCGTTCGAAAATGGATTGAATCAAATCCCACAATTATCAAAAAAATTTGTTGAATGTTTTACGTCATCCGGATTCGATTGGGGTGGGGAGTGGAAGCGAAAGGACGGGATGCACTTTCAATTGGCTAAAATATGAACATCGACCAATATACAAACCTTATTAAAGCCGTAACCATGTTTGGCTTTCTTATGCTTTCAGCAATTATTGTAAACCGTTGCGCATTTAATCCGACTAAAAAACCGGAAAATGTTGCACTTATTCCGACGAACCCGTATGAAAAGAAAATTATTTTTATCGATTCCGCTATTGTTAGCATTCCTTTTGCTTACGCAGATAGTACGCGCACAAAATTCTTTAAAGATTACACCAAAAACCGGTAGGTCAATAACTTTGTCGGCAGGTTTAGCGGACACAATTATTCACGACTTAAAGGAACGTAAATTACTAACGCGAAAAGATAGTATTCAAAAGGCATACATTTCGATTTTAGAGAGAGAAAGCGCATCAAGACAAACGAATGTATATGAATTGCAAAAATCATTGCTTATAAGCGAAAAGAAACGGTCACGAAATGGGTGGCAAAGAAATTCATTATTAATAATTACCGGATTTCTTACATATTTAATCATAACAAAATGAAATCATATCGGGAATTAATAGACGAAACGATTGAATTAAAAAGGTCCAAGGGGTTAGGGTCCAACGAAGCGGCCCGAATTATTTGTGAAATTTACAAATATGACAATTACAAAGCCATCGCTAAAAACCTAGGACGGTACGAATCTAAAGACCGGTTAAAATCGGACCATGCCGGCCTTGCAAAACATTGCGACGAACGCGGAATTGAAATAAGTGACGTCAAATTGTATTGGGATAAAACAAAGGAATATTCCGTCGCGGTTAAAATGGACCAATCGGTCAAAACTTACGAAGACTTACGGGATGAAATCATTGACGAAATGCAAAAGTATTCGCCGATTTATCCGGAAATCGAGCGAAAAAATATTGAAGACGGACATCTTTTAGTCGTTGACCCCGCCGACATCCATATTGGAAAACTTTCAACAGATTATGAGACCGGTGACGAATATAATTCAAACATCGCATTTAAACGAGTATTGGAAGGGGTGAAAGGAATCATTCAGAAATCACAAGGATTTAATATTGACCGAATTTTATTTATAGCAGGCAATGACATATTACACATTGATAGCCCCAAACGAACTACCACGAGCGGCACACCACAAGACACCGATGGAATGTTTTATGAAAATTTCCTATGTGCCAAAAAACTTTATGTTGAAGTAATTGAAATTTTGTTGCAGGTGGCAAACGTTCACTTTGTATTCAATCCATCAAATCACGATTATCAATCCGGATTCTATTTGGCGGATGTGATTCAATCGTGGTTCCGCAATTCAAAGAATATCACTTTTGATTGTTCGATTTCACATCGTAAATATTTTCAATACGGTAAAAACTTAATCGGGTCTACACATGGAGACGGGGCCAAACCTAGCGACTTGCCATTACTTATGGCCGTTGAGGCAAAAGAAATGTGGGCAAGGACACAACACAAATACGTTTATTCACACCATTTACACCACAAGGTTTCAAAGGATTTCATAGGGGTCACGGTTGAGTCATTGAGGTCACCAAGCGGTGCAGATTCATGGCATCACCGGAACGGATACCAACACGCAACAAAGGCGATTGAGGGGTTCATTCATCACAAAGACCATGGACAAGTTGCGCGCTTGTCTCACATTTTTTAAGTTTGTAAAGTTTGATTTCATAATGATAGGTTTAGGGTTGGAAAGGGGTTTCGTTTTACGATTCCCCTTTTTTTTTAGACCAATAGGTTAAAAATAGGTAACCTATTAAAAACCTATTTGGAAAAAATTTTACGGTCGAATGAAAATAAATTAAAAAAACTTTTTTTATTCATTTCTTTTTGCAATATTTGCTCAACGAAAAACAAAAACACTATCAAAATGAAGACTTTTAATCAAATTTCAGCAGAACAAGCAATTAATCACGCGCGCAACGAGTACAATCCGTATGAGTGGAAAAAGCAAATCATGCTTATGCAAAAATGTTTTAATTCAAATTTTTACGAATGCGATGGCAAGGTTTATTCAATCTATGTAAATAAGGCTGACGGCTTAAAATACATGAACGAAGTTGAATATTGCAATTCAATTACTAATGCAGGATTGATTGCTTTCTACTTTGACGGTGTTGAAATTATTCAAATCGATAAAGTTTATTTTCCTAAAACAAAAGAAGGGTATAAGGCAATGCAACAATTTGCAGAAGGAGACAACGAATTAGTTTTTGCATCCGTTTATTTTCAATTATAATTCAACCCCGAGCCAAGGCGGATTCCTTGGCATTTTTTAAACACCTATCAAAATGAAATATCCTTTATCAATGTTGATGACCATTAGCAGGTATGACAAAGAAATGTATCAACTTATTTTGTCTTATTATATCAAAGAACAAAAGAAATTTGGAAGAAGTCTTAATCAAATAAAGAAAGACTTTGACCGATTAACTTGCTCAAAAACTTGTATTATTTCATCTTGCATTACTATTGACAATACAAAAGAGGGAAGAGCATATTGGAAAAGCATGGAGAAAAAATATGAATCAAGATATACTAATTTATTTTAATCTTAAATACCTATCAAAATGGAAAATTTAACTAAATTAAATCAATCACAAGAAATTTTAAAAATGTCAAATATTCTTATTGAATTGATGTCTGTATCAGAAAATAATGACAATCACATATCGTATGCCGAAAATTTGATAATAGAAAAAATTGAATCAATTATCAATGAAATGAAAAAAGAAAGAATTGTTTACAATTCATTGATGGGCTTATAATTTAACAACCGAGCCAAGGCGGATTCCTTGGCATTTTAAAAAACTTTTTTTATTCCAAATCTTTTTATTACATTTACAAAATCAAACACATAAACACTATCAAAATGAAAAACATTATCACACTTTTAATCGGGGATTTTAATCAATCAGACGT